GTTCCAGGTTCACCAGGTCGATATAGCCGACTTGCGAGGTGGGGTCCGGATCGGCCAGGTTGTCGTTTCCGATTACTGCCGTTCCAGAGTTGCCGCCCACGCCCACGGTGGCCGCGGTGATGATGCCATTAGGCTGTTGCTGCGTGCTTCCAAGACCTGTCGTGAAATAGGCGTTGGTGGCACGGCCCAAACGGGTGGCGAATTTCTTCACCAGGTAGCTTTCCAAATCGAAAGCGCTGTCCTGCAACAGTTCGATGGAGACCTTGACCATCTGCGAGCTGAATTTCCACGCCCCGAAGATGATCTGGCCCAGCACGACATCCTGCTCAGGAACCTGCGCGCCTTCGCCCACCAGCACGCCTTCGACGGTGGTGTCGTTATCGGTCGGATAGGGCAGCGGTTGACCGGTGGCGGTGTCCATGATTTCCGCCTGGTTCCACATGTCGCCGTAGTACTTCACGGCTTCTTCGATTTCCCTCACGAAGCCCACGGGCACGAACGCCGCGCCGGTCGATACAGTGGCGCCGGGATACGCGCCCTCTCCGCCGGTGATCATGTCGCGCTTCTCAAACAGGAGCTGGCGGTCTTCGTCCGAGATGCCCTTGAATTTGAAGTTGCCGCGCACTTCGGGCCGGTCGCCGTTGCGCAGATAGGACAGATAGGCCTTACGGCGCTTTTCGTTGAACGCCTTGACCTGCGCGTCATCGAAGCCGCCCTGGCCGCTCGCGCCGGGTCCACCCGCGATTGGCGGTTCGCCGGGCTTGCGGGAGGTCCGCATTTCCTGTTCGAGGTTGGTGGCTTTTTCGAGCCGCTCGATGGATTGCCGCAATTCGTCCTGGTCTTTGTCCATCAAGTCGAACTTGGCGTTGGTTTCTTTGTTGATAGTGCCGTCGTCGTTATAGAGCTTGAGAGCGCGCATCTGTTCTACGATTTGCCCGCGCTTCTCCCGCATCTCCGTTGCTGTCATGGGATTTTCCTTGGGTTTGGAGTTGGGATTGACTACGCCGGGCCACCTCGCGAAACGCGAGCGCTCGTATCTGCCATCTCGTCGCGCTTGCCATCCAAGGCGAGCGGCATCCCGCGCGCGCGATAGTCAGGGTCTTACAAAACTCTGGGCTAGAGACTCAGTTGACGGAGCCTGCGTTTGCGCTGCTCAACGTCATCCGGGGTCAAGCTGTTCTTTTCGTCGTCATCGGCGACCTTGATACCGTGCGCCTTGGCCGCCGCCTTGATCTTGGCCAGCACCTTGGGCTTTTCATCCGCCGGAATGCCCTTCGTCTGATCGAAACGGGCGAGCGCGTCATCGATGTGCGATTTAGTTTTCTCTTCGTCGTCCGGGAACTTGATCGGCAGTTTCCAGGTCGAGGTTTTCTCCGGATCGCCCACGTACGCGAAGCATTCGGAGGTGAGGTCGACGCCGTCGACCTTCTTGGTTTTCGCGTCGTCGCGCGCTTCAATGGAATCCAGGATCGAATCGACGAGGCCGCGGACCGCCTGCCGGAGCTTTGGCGTAAGTGAACGCCCGGCCTGGTCGTCATCTTCCGCTTCGCAGTTCGGATCTTCGCAATCCGGATTCGAGCATTCCCGACAGTTTCCGTCCTGGCATTCCTGGCAGGTGCATTCACAATGGGTATTGCGTTTCTCGAAGCGAGAACGCAGTTCGGTCGGGATGCCGTCCGGCCACAGCGAGCGCATGGCGGCCGAGGTGTGGGGATTCGCTGGGTATACTACGGGGGACACGTCGAACACGTCCGCGTCCAGAATGGTGCGGGTGGACTTCACGATGCGGCCCTGGTCGTCCTTTTCATCGACCCAGCTATCCTTGCGCACTGAAAATTCGAACGATGAGGCGTCCACGTCGCCGCGATCAATCGCGTCGGTAGCGTGCTGCGCCAGAGGTCCGGAGGGCGGAGAGCATCGGTAAGCCAAGCCCTTCGCGTCGATACTCAGGGTCAGCGTGTTCGCGGTCGTGCGGCCCAGAATCCAGTTAGGGTCATGATTGAACAGGCAGGTCACGTCAGGCTTTTCGGCCAGGCAGCGGGAGAAGGCGTTCGGGTCAATGATCTCCGTGAATTCACTAAACCAGCTATTGATTTCGTATGGCTGATTGAACATCGAGGCGTAGCCTTCGATCTGGCGTCCATCGTCGCCGGCCTTGGCGCGGACTTCCGTTTTCAAATATCGCTTCTCACGTTTCATGAGTTCTCCTGTGGCGCCTCAAGCTGGCGCTCGTTTTCTTTTTTGGCTTGTTGGGTGGCCAGGTCCCGGTAGACGGCGATTCTGACGGCGCGGACCGCACGCGAGAATTCGCCTGCAGCGTCGCCTTTCCAGGCGTCAAACCGCTTGTGCATGCCGCCCACGTAGTCGCCGATGAATGCTTCGATTTCGGGCGAGAGAGAGTCCGTTACTAGGCCTGCCGACATGGGATTTAGGATCAGTTCGCAGCCGGCCAGGGTCTCTAAAATGGGGTCGAAAGCCCGCCGAAACATGCCCAAATCAGGTTCGGAAACGCGCGATAAGGCGCCCAAACGGGACTGAAACACGCCCAAAAAGGGCGGCAATGCGCGCGCGTTCTTTCCGGACTGCTTATCGTCCTTCGGCGGGTTGCCTGCGTCGTCATCGCTTTCGCCGGCGGCCGACGGATCTGGCGGCGCGAGCTCGAGCGGGTGCGCGGCGTCCATCATATTCACCGGCATCCAGTAGGTCAGGCCAGCTTTGCCGCCCACCGGGTTCCAGCGGAAGAATTTGCGCCGTATGTCGTCGGTGTTGGCGATGCCCCATTGCTTCAGCAGGGCGATGAGCTTTCCCCGGCTCTCGGAGTCCGGCGTCAGCATTTCCTGGTAGTCGTAACCAGGGAAATACTTGGAGGCGTTGCGGCCGCGCTTGGGGAACAGCTTGCGCTTCAGTTCCGGCTGCCACGCCTTGACCCAGGGCAGCAAGGTATACTGCACCAGCTCGATAGCTTCCTGCTCGGAGGAGGATCGGTTGACGCGGCCGGAATCTCCCAGCATGCGCAGGGGGACGTGGTAGATCGCCGCGATGCATTCCCGCTGGTGCTTGCGGGTCTCCAGGAACTGCGCCTCGTTGGGCTTAATTTCGTACGGCTTGAACTCGATGCCGGCTTCCGAAACGATCGGTCGCATCATGTTCTCTCCGCCGTAGGCTTCCTGGACGGAGCGCTTGAAATTCTCCGTGGCTTGCGGCGCCATGTCGTGCGGTAGATTGAACACGCCGGACGGCCGGATGCCGTTGGCGAAGAACTTGCCGCCGAATTTCTCGGTTGCCAGGGCCAAGCCCATCACCTGCCGCGATAGTTCGATTACCGGCTTCCCCAGGCGCCCATCGAGAGACAGGCCCGGAACGTGGATCATGTTCTCGGCAAGGATCACCCGCTCTCTTTCCGCCTGGTGCTCTCCCATGCCTGGCCCGTCCGTGGTGATGTAGATCATCGTGCCCGGCGGAATATCCTCGCCGTCGATCGTCATCGGCTCTACACTGCGCTTGGGCTTGGTGGCTACCGGACTTCTGGGCCAGAATCCTATAGGGCGGTTGGCTTGGTCTCTTTCGATCTCCGTGTAGGAATTCGTCCACAGGAGGCAGTGCGCCATCGTGGTTTTGCGCCACGTGAACGAGGTCATTTCCACGTTTGGCGAGTCGTGCAGCAGGTCGTAGAGGTCGTGGGTCCAGGCCAGGCGTTCGCCGGCGGGATTCAGCTCCGCATCGAGAAGCTGCTCGTACACGTGCAGATCCATGCACGCCATGGCCGAGGTGATGAGGTCCACGCACGAATACACCGTGTCGATTTGCAGCGCCGTAAGCTCTGAAACCCGGATGCCCGAGTCTGTCCGGCCACCGTTGAAAATATCAAGCAACCACTCAGCGGGGTAGCTGAGCGGGGTCATGGGATTTTCTAAGCTGCTGCGTAACTCGCGAAGGAATCCCATTTATTTTTCGAACAACGCCAGCGCGGCCGTGCGGCTGGCTTCGAACTCTTTTCGGTCGATCT